ACGCTGACTACCTCTGGCATTACTGGGAATCTGACTGGCAATGTTACTGGTTCACTTACCGCAGGAGGTTCACTTACTCTCGCAACTTCACAAATTGCATCTGGAACTTCGGTTGACTTTACTGGTATTCCAAGTTGGGTCAAGCGGATTACTGTGATGTTTAATGGAGTTAGCACAAACGGAACAAGTCCAGTTCAAATTCAACTTGGTGATTCCGGTGGAATCGAAACTACTTTATATGCAAGTGCTATAGCATTAATTACAGGAACTAATGCTTGTCAATTAAATATACATTATAGCGGGATTGTTGTTGCAGGTGAAAATGTAAGCTCAAATAGGATTGGAACTATTGTGATTTCAAATATATCTTCAAATCTTTGGATTGCATCAGGATCATTAGTTGATACATTGGATAATGCTACAGGAATAATTAACGGAAATAAAACTTTAACTTCAATTCTTGATCGAATCCGAGTTACAACAGTCAATGGAACAGACACTTTTGATACTGGAATAATCAACATATCTTACGAAGGATAATCATGCCAACAACAATTACTTCCGCAGGAATTACTTTTAACGATGCGACTTCGCTGACGAGTGCTGTTATTCCAGCCAACGCAGTAGGAGCAACGCAGATCGTAAATGGTTCTGTCACCTCAGCAAAACTTGGCACTACAGAGCAGAAACAGATCGCAAAGGCATGGGTGAATTTTGATGGGACTACATCGCCGGGAACTATCCGTTCCAGCTACAATGTTTCTAGCGTTACGAAGACTAATACAGGAAGGTATATTGTGAATTTCACAACTGCTATGACTGATGTAAATTATACCGCAGTTATGGGAACTTCGTGCAGAATTGGAAGCGTTAATGGAATCATTCTAGTTGAAGACACTGTTAATTCAACAAGAACAACATCAGCCCTTCCAATAACAAGCCTTAGTCTTGGATCAGCATATGAGGACACATCTATTTCGCAAGTAGCAATCTTCGGAAACTAATTTTATGCTTATCACCTATCCACAACCTAATGGTCAACTAGCGGTAGTCATTCCTACTGGCGATGTTAATGACGCAATCAAAGATGTTCCTGCTGGAGTAGAATACAAGATTGTTGAGTCAGTTGACATTGACAACGACTACTTCAACGCATACAAGTTCGACGCTGAACTTGGAGCAAAGGTAAGCATTGATAAAGCAAAAGCTATTCACCTTGATAAGTTCCGTGCTGTTCGCGCTCCAAAGCTCGCTAAACTTGATGTCGAATACATGAAGGCAGTAGAGGCGAATGATGAAGCAAAGAAAGCCGCAGTTGCCGCAGATAAACAAGCATTGCGCGATGTCACGCTGACTACGCTTCCTGACGATCTTGCTGGCATTAAATCAACTTGGCCTGATATTCTAAATTAAATACTATGACTCCTTGCACTCCAGCACCTCCATGCGACTTGGGATACCCGTTGCTTTGCGAACCTCTTGAAGTTACAGCAATCGCAAAACGACTTGTAGTAGAAGACCCGTCTGCTTGTCAGAAAGCAATTCAGACGCCACCATCTGGACAAGCCCTAATCTCTAACGCAAATGGAACTATATCGTGGACTAATGGAGCGAACAATACTGTCCTTCGCAAAACCTCTACTGGTAGTGTTGAATTTGCTACGCTGAATAGTCTTCTCCAATCTGGCCCAGTTGATCTTGGTAGCCGTCCATTGACTACTACTGGGGCGGTTAGCGTTGGTTCACTTGCATCAAATGGAGCGATTACCGCTACATCTATCACAGTAAGCGGAGCAGTTTCAGCAGCATCATTAAGTGTTTCTGGCGCGACATCGACAGCCGCGATTACTTCCAGCAGCACTATCCTTGCTAATGGTAACTCATCCAAGATTGGATACAATACTGGTGCAGGCGGGTCGATTACCCAAGGTGCAGGAGCAAAAACAAATACTGTTACGCTGAATCGCCCGACTGGAATTATCGTTACCGATAGTGCAGCACTCGCGGCTAATACTGCTGTTACCTTTAACTTGAGCAATTCTGTTATTGAGGCTACGGACATTGTGGTAGTGAGTCACATATCTGGAGGAACGCTTGGTTCATACAACTTCGCGGTGGCTCCAGCGGCAGGCAATGCAAATATCGTAATCCGAAACATCACCGGAGGACCATTATCCGAGGCTCTTACTCTGCGATTCATTGTAATTAAAAGTGTCAACGCATAATGCCAACAGACGGATCAGTATTTGATGGATTTACAAGTATTGTCGCGCAAGATGCTGACACGCATCCATCGTATCTTCCAGAGTTCTATGTAGCCGAGTCTGTCAATCGCACCTTTCGCGGGGGAATTAACCAGACTAGGCCAAGCATTCGGAATCTCCGAATAGTTGCAGGCGAAGGACAGCCATCAACTATCGTTAACGATATTGAAACTGGAAACTTCCAAGGTGCGTATCCATACCGCAAGGTCAACGAGGTGGCATTGGGAGATGGATTGCTTATCTCTGTGTCTGGTAAGATATACTTCCTGCATATCGTCAACAACTACGCAACGGCATATATCCTCCCAGGATTAACCGATTGGAATGACGCATCCCTGATGCACACATGGTTTGTGCAAGCCGAAGATCGAGTATACATTCAGAACGGTTATCAGTATGCAATAGCATGGGGTGGCGTTGTAGGAGCAGTATCAGCCACGCTCATAACAAAGAATGCCTACTGCGAGATCGTTACCGTAGGCACGACTGACTACACGCTAATCGGAGCGCCATCAAATACGGTTGGCGTCAAGTTCACAGCGACAGGCCCAGCGACTGGAACGGGAACTGTAGCGATGCCAGCGTATAGGCTTTACCCTAGCAAGGATCAGATGCCTATTGGAACGATCATGGAGTATGCGTTTGGGCGAGTGTTCGTATCTGACAAATACAATCAAATCTACGCATCAGACATTATCTTCGGGGCTGGATTTACCGACACTACCAATACACAGAACTTCAAGGAGATTACCTACTGGGCCGAGGGCGGAGCATTCTCGACTCCCGCGATGATGGGAAATATCACATCCATGAAGGTAATGCCGTATATCGGAGGAAACCTTCGCGGCCAAGGTGAGCTAGTAGTCCTCACAACGAATGGCGCATTCTCGATGGATGTCAGTATCCCAAGAGCATTGTGGAACACATCGAACATCCAGCGAATCTCCCTACTTGGTCGCGGCTGCACCAGCCCGTATGTTTCGCTAGTGAATAGCGAGCTATGGTTCCGGTCACATGATGGTTGGTCATTTTATTCAAATAGCCAATCCGAGTTTGGCAGATTTTTCTCGCTCAGAAAACTATCCCGTGAGGTCAATAAGTGGGTTGATTTAGATACGAAATGGCTGAAGCAATTCGCATCGACAATGTATGTGAACAACTACTTGGTCAGCACCGTTGCTCCACAAACAAGAAAGAATCAAGCTAAAGGATTGCACAGATACCATAGGGGGATGGTTGTCCTTGACTTGGATCAAACAGCAAGTCCTTCTCCAGACGCAAATCTTACATTCCGATGGAATGGGATATGGACTGGCTTTCGCCCGACTCAATTATTGACTGCACAAATCAGTAGTGAGAAACGAGGATTCGGTTTCAGCTTTGATGCAGATGAAAAGAATCGTCTGTATGAAATCACAAACGAGCATAGTGATGACTATGGGCCAAACGGAACAAGCAAGATTCAGAGCTTCGTAACAACTGGAAGATACGATTTCAACAGAAGCGGACTGACAAACAAGTTCATTCGGAAGAAACTTACTGGAGGAGAAATGTGGATGAGCAATATCCCCGGAGAGGTGACTAGCCGAGTTGACTATCGTTCTGATACTAACCAGTGCTGGTCTGAGTTAAAGGCTCCTACTACATACGGATGCAACCCGTGCTCACCTACTCTGATTGATGACTGCATCCCACGAAGGGGCGGGAATCAATACAAACGCTACAAGTTCACAACGCCAGACCCATCGGAGTGCAATGATATTACAGGAATCCCATCAGTGGAAGGCAGTGAGTTTCAACTGAAAATCAGCTTGACTGGGGTAGCTACCGTGGATAGGGTTCGGATCATGGCAAACATCAAGAACAACGAAGACTCGCCTATTGGTGATTGCCCAGAAGACCAGCAGGAATGCGCTGAAATCTGCTGCCCAGAAAGATACTGGGACTACGCTATTTACAATGGATAACCAAAGCAGCAACCCTCAAATCATTTTCCCGAATGTTCCAGATGACTTTTGTCCATCCGGCGACTGGAGAACTGTTTTCCAGACTTTCATTGATACGGTTCTAGTGAATGGAACAGTGAACATTCCCGACCTCAGTGATATTAGTTTAGAAGCAATCGCGCAACTTACTACCGATGTAAGCAATCTCCAGACTGAAGTTGCGGACATTCAATCCGACCTCACCACCATTGAGGGTAATATCACTACGCTTATATCTCGCCCTGTAGTTACAATCAAATCAAATCAAACTGCTATCGGATCAACAGACCAGCAATACACCGTGGTATTCCCGACAGCAATGCCAGGCGCGAATTATAGTGTATCATTGACTCCAGTAACTACGACAGGAACAAACCCAACAGCTCGCGTCTATTTGGTGAATGGATCAAAGACAGTGAATAGCTTTGCATTCATGGTAGAGAGCGCAGAAGTTCATACAACTTTTGTCGAGTGGACTACTATCCATACGACATAAACAAGAAACAAAAAACCAAAATAATATTATGACAACCCTTAAAGGAACTGATCCAAAACTCGTCAGCGGTGGAGCTAGCACTCGTGGAACTATCCGCGAAGGCATGGGCAATATGCCTAACCTTGGAGCTAAAAAGCCAACTGCATTCTCCAGCAAGCCTCTTCCTACTGTCGGCAAAATGGTAGGCGGATCTCGCTAATTATCGTTAACGATAACCCGTATGGCTGATACCCTCGATGAGATGGTGGAGGTAGTGAAGGGCTTCGTTGGCGATAGTGGTGTCTGTTCATACGACAGAGCCGTTAAAGCTGTAAATCAAGCGCGGCGGCTTCTATGGAATAAGCGAGCATGGACTACTCAAGAAGAGTATGTCCAAATCTGCTGCGTGAACGATTGCTTCACGCTTCCATCCAGATACGAGCAAATAAAACTTGCTTGGATTGGCAATCGGCCTGCTTCTCTGTCTGACGAATGGTTTAATGCAACTGATTCCCATGCTCTTCACGCAGACCAATCATGCCATAGAGGGATCGTAGAGGTAGGCGGACTCCATGTCCTATTCAGAGACTATACAACACGCTTCTATCAAATCGGAGTAATGGCAGAGGAGGCTGAAGACATCGGCGTAGAGTTGATGTTTGAGGCTCAAGACCAGTATGACACCTATCATAAGGTTAAGGTCACTACTGCCAATCCGCCAACGCTGGCGAAATCCGATCTTCTTGTTAAGGGGATTCGCGCAGTAACCAAACCGATTACCAAAGGCAGGATTCGCGTATATGCCTACGACACGGCATTGGAAGCAAAGACGCTGATTGCCATCTACCAGCCTAACGATGCCAACCCAACATTCCGTAGGTTCAAAGCACCAAGAACCTGCGAGTGCATTACGCTCTACGCATCCAAGAAATACTTTGAGCTAACCGATCCGAAGGAACTAGTAGAGTTTAATGCTGACGCGATGATCTATGCGGTTCTTGCATTGAACTCGCGCGAGAATCGCAAGGCGCAGGAGTTTATGGCTAATCTTTCAATGGCTGTGCAAGAGCAAGAGAAGGAGATGGAGGGATACGAAATCCCAACTGCTGCACCGCTTCGTATTGCAAACTTCCAGCGACCCGAAAATTTAGTTGGGAATTATCTTGGATCACCGAGTGCGGATGACTATTTCTTTCAACCTAGTTGGCCATGACACTTGAAATCCAAGAGAGACAAAAGCTGGAGTTAGTCCCGAATCGGATCAATCCCAATGAATTTATTGGATACCAAAATCCCGATGATCCGCTTAATCTCTTGGAAGTTGAGTCGCTAAATCTGCCTCCAGTAGAATGCCCAGTCACACATAAGTTCACGCCGAATCTCTACACTAGGGAAATTTTCATGCCGAAGAATACTCTAGTGACATCTCTATTGCATCTTACAACTCACCCATTCTTTATCTTGCAGGGTGATGTATCGGTTTGGTATCACGATGTTCCTGTGCAGAGATACAAAGCACCTTATAGTGGAATCACTAAGGCAGGAACTCGCAGGCTACTTTACACCCACGAAGATACGATCTGGGCTGCTTGCTTTGTGACTACGCTTACTGATCCAGAAGAAATTGCCGAGGAGATTATGGCGCATGATTTTAATCCACATATTGACAGGAGCAATCCAAGAATGCAAACTTGGAAATGTAATCGAATAGAAACTTAATATGGCTTGCTACATTAACATTGAAAATAGGTATCGCTGTGCATCACTAAGAGAAAGGCAGATGCACCATGTATGGGCAGCTACAGCGGCGGCAGTAGTAAGTGTTGCCGCTACTGGAACAGCGGCTGCGCTTCAAGCTAATGCCGCAAGTAAAGCTGCAAAATCTCAAGCAGCAGCACAAAAGAAAGCGACAAGGCAAGAGAAAAAATCCCTTAAAGGATTCACGAAAGGGCAGCAACAAATTGAAGCTGACCTTGGGCAAATCCCGATGCCAGTAAGAGACCCAGAAGCCAACATGAGGGAAGCTGAACGGATTACTGGATACAACAGAGAACAACTTAATAGGTTTTATGGAGGTCAGTATAAAAACCTAGAAGATTTAGCTGTAAGAGCAATCAACGATAGGCTCTCTGGACAGATGACGCAATCCGCCCGTGAAGCAACCATGCGTGAATCTGCCTATATGCAGGGGGCTGGATTCAATCCAGCAACAGCAAGGGCTGGAGCTATTGCGCAAAGGGGGCCATTTGATTATCTAAGAGCTATTGGTCAGTCTACCGAGCAAGCTGTAACTCAAGGGTTCAACATGATGGGAGATTGGACTAACCTAGTTAGAGGATTTATAGAAAGTCCATTACGAGTAAGTCAAGATAGTCTCGCCTACCAAATGGGAGCAGCGAATGCAGGGCTTGAAAAGGTTGGGATTAAATCCAATCTAATCGCCGCGCAATACGGAGCGCAGCTCGGACAAACCCAACGAGGACTGACTAGACAGCAAGAGCAGATCGCAACAAATCTAGCGTTAGATCAGCAGCGCGCTGAAATGATTCAGAAAATAGGCGAGTCCGTTTCAAGCGGGGCAAGCGCAGCGGGAGGTGCGTATAGCAAATACGCTGCTGCTAAAGGAGGTGGAGGAGGAATAGTTTCTGGATATGGAGGGCAACAATATGCGCCTCAAACTTCAGCTACTGGAGGTCAGTATTACTCTGCAATTGGAGGAGCATTCAAATAATATTTTATGAGCATCGCTGAAATGATAATGGGTGGAACGGAGCAGCAGTCTAAAAGCTGGTCTGTATTGTCAGAGAATCTTGGTCGCCTCGGTCAGCAGGTGGTCAATCAACTTGCCTTACAGCAGTATCAGAAGCAAGCTGCCGAAGCGTTGCCAGCGATGCAAGCTGCCTATCGTAGTGCGATGGATGATGTATCTAGGGGATCGGTTTCTGAAGGATACAAGAAATTCATGGATGCCCAGTTCCAGTTTGGCGGATCGCAGAATCCTTTAATTTCAGGCCCAGCTCAGTTATTTGGGAAAGGCTTTACTGATTACGCTACGATCTATGAGAAGCAGCAGCAACGCCAAGCTCAGTATGGTGGTGGTGGAGGTGTGGCTAGTGGCGGAGGAGCGGATGGCGGTTACTACGATGTTGAAAGTGCATTAGGACTTCCAACGAGTGAAGATATACAAACACCTACAGGCGATGTTCCAATTAGTGAAGGCACAGAACTAAATGCTGAATATGTAGATGAACAGCCAGCACAAAATTATACAGCAAATCTTTTGACTCTTGCAAATTCTGCTACTCCGAAATTCAAAGACTTTTTAAAAAGTGTAGCAAAAAACCCACCGCCACCAGAAAGAGTTCAACAAGCAACTCAATACAATCAAGAATACGAGGCAACTCCAGAATATCAAAAGGCAGCGTATAGGCAAGGGGTATCAATCGTAGTTCCATCCAGGAAAGAAATTGGTGAAATCAAAAACAAATACGGAGAATTCTTTTTTGAATTTGATTCAGATCAGAAAAAAATTGTAGGAGATGGAATTGAAGGCGTTGTTCTCAGTCCTGCACAAGTCATAAAATCTGTAACAGAAGGATCAAAAGGACTCAGTAGAACTAGCGGAACAAATCTTGAAGATTTAATGACCTATAAAAAAGGAATTGATGGAAGCCTAGAACAACTTGGAGATGAAAAGTTAAAAAAATTCCTCGCGAAAAATGGAGGTATTTTCAATGTTGGATTCAAGCAAGAAGGAGAGAAAAAAATTGTAAATGCGGATGGTAACGAGGAAGAAGTTCCTAGCAAGATTACATTATTCCCTAAATCAATTGATCCAGAAAAACTATCTCCTGAGACTAGGGGTAAATACGAGATAGAAATAACTCCAACTCAACTAGCGGCGTTTCAATCTATCAAAGGAATGCCCGGAGAGATGAATAGGCTACGCGCACAGAAAAGCGATTCTTCTTTGGTTAGGATTGGAGCGCAAGGCCCGTCCGCTGAAGCAGCGAAGGGATTGCCTGCGATGACAGCGGAACAGCCGACAAAAAGAAAAGTAGAAGTTCTCACAGATAAAAGCGGAAGATATTACTTGAACGCTAAAGGCCAAAAAGTTTATATTAAATAATCATGG